GCCGCCGCAAGTGCAATTGCAGCGCAAATTTGGATGTAGGAGATAACACCAATGGACCCGAATAATGAAGTAAACACCAATATTGCCAACGCATACACGCAGATGCTGGCACTAGAAGAAAAGAAATAAAATGGCAAGCACAAGATGCCAGATGGGTCTATGATGAAAGATGACGATCCTTCTATGTCAGAGGATAATACAAATAATAAATCTGATGATGGTGAGGGACTTGATAAAGTTCAACCAAAGGCACTGAAAAAGAAATTTAAAGATCGTAAAGACAAAGATATTGATAACGATGGCGATGTTGATAAGTCTGACGAATATCTGGACAACCGCCGTAAAACTGTCAGTAAAGAAATTGACAAGGATGATGGAAAAGAGTTAGATCAGTCTAAACCAAAAGTAACTGATGCCACTCCAGAAAAAGACGATGATGATGATCGTGACGAAAAGGGTTCTGTCCTTAAAAAAGACACTGATAAAAAGAAAACTAATGAAGCACAAAAAGAATCTGTTGAACTTGATGAAGGCGCAGATTTTAAATCGACATTCGATGGTCTGAAAAAAGGCGACATGGTTACAATCAAATACGGTTCTTCAATTAAGAAACAGCAAGAGGGAACATTTAAAGTAACATTTAAATCCATTGTTGGTAAAGCAAAAGTTGGAAAAATTACTTTGGTTAAACAAGGCGAAGGTGCTGCAAAAGTAAAGCATTACCTATACGATAGAAATGGGAAAGTATCAATGGCGATGGGTGATATGGGAGCAAGTATGACTAGTTTGGTTAAGGAATCTGTTGAACTTGACGAAGCAGAAGATTTACGTTCTATTGGTTTAAAAATTCTTAATACTAAAGTTGATATTCTTGACGAAGCATTATCTCCGGGTCAAATCGCAGCAATGAAAAAGTCGTATGCAACTACTGGTGATCGTATCTCCATGGAACTTGGACAAAAATTGTCTAAGATGATAAAGAAACTTCCTGATGATGAACTGATCCAACTTGCAAATGCAAACATTAAGTGGATTTCAACTTCCGCGATGACGACTCTTATTATCAAAGGTAAAAAAGTTAAAGACTTCATGGAATCTGTCGAAGAACTTGATGAAAAAAGAGTAGGTGACGCTCCACAGAATGTTGATACTTGGGATAAGCAAGTTGCTGGTCGCAGAGCAAATGATGTTCTTGATACCGAAATGACTGAGCAAGAATTTATTGCTATGCACAAGTCAGAGACTCCAGAATTTGTTGATGGTCCAAAAGTTGCCAATAAAACTATGGATGCTATAAAAGCGTCTGTCAAAACAGGTCCAAAAAGAAATGGTGACAGTAATATTGGTGAGTCTGTTGAACTTGATGAGGCAACACCAATGCAAAGAGCATTGGATAAAGTAAAAGCAAAACCTAAAGATAAAGTATCACTTAAAAAGGCACCTTGGGACAAAGAAGACGTAAAAAAAGAATCTTTGGGTAATAAAACTGAGGTTGATCAAGGAACACTTGCTAAAGTTCAAAAGAAATTAAACTCAATGGGCAAGGACGCACCAAAGGTTGTCAAAGATAAATCTGGGTATTTTCATATAAAGGGCAAAGGTTCTGTTGATGGACCATTTCATACAATGGCGCAGGTACTTAAAGGTCTTGAAAGCATGAACAAGTTTCCAACTAATACTAGTGCCACACAAGGTAAGAGAATGGGAGAATCTGTTGAAGTTGATGTTAAGTCTGAAGAATCCGTATTTACTAATATGAAAAATATTCTAGACAGCATGAATAAAAAATAAGATTATATAAAATATAATGAAAATTTTTGAAGAAGTTAAAGAAGATAACCTTATTATTTTTGCAGCAAAGCATTATTACAATCCAAAATGTATTGATGTTGAAGAATTTCATGAAGACTTGAATAGAATAAAATATGTGAAAAGATTGGTGAACAGATATATTGGAACTGAAGATAAAAAATTATCTGTTCGCCTAATCTTAAATCATATTGTAGTCATATTTAATGTTTTTGGAGTTGATGCCGCGCTGAAAATATTAAAACTAAAATTGGACGATGACCATTGGTCAATAGTTAAACCTTTTTTAATTTTTTTAAAATATGTAGATTACGACGATTTAATAGGCATTGAAATGAATGCGAAGGTAGTAGAAGAATTAAGGAAGATATAAACTATGGGAATGATTGCAAGAGCAGGTGACCTATTATATACATTTAGATTTTTAACTCTTTTGGTTACACCTTTCGAGAGAACAAATGCTTATAAATTTGGAATCATCGATAAGAACGGGAAACGACTAAAAGAAAAAGATGTTAGCACTAGTCAAGAAAAAGGTGCATATACGCATTTTCATCGTATGGTTTTCAATGTAAAAAAACTACTTGGCAAATTTCCAGGTGGAAAAAGTACAATATCATCTTATGCTGCTGCACTTTATTTAATAAAAGAAAAGTTAGAGTTGAGTGATAAGTCCCTAAAACAGATAGTAGAAAAGTCTGGACATACCACCGACTTGTTTTTGGCAGAAGAAAACACATGGTTTATGTTAGAAGGTAATGTTATCGCTAGTGGTGTTTATAGGATAAAATATGATAAAGTTGTTAACAGTACTATAGAAGAAGTTGTTAAGGCAAAAGATCAAATAAGAATTTCGCATGATTGTGGTCCAGTTGGTGATATATTTGGACTGAATATATATGAGGCAACACATGTAAAAACAAATCAAAAGATATATATTTCATCAGAGGAATTAGTTTAATGACTAACGAAGAAATTGCTGCTAATAACACTTCTAATGTTGCAAGTCATGGAAATTTCCCATTGGGCAAACCGATAGATGTTACTGATAAACGATATAAGAAAAAACAAAAAGAAGGTAAGACAGTTCTTCTCAAAAGATTTAGAGAATTTGCTGACGAAACTTCTGTCGCCCCAAAGCGAAGATAATGCTCAAAATTTATATTATGCTTTTTGTTATAGGACTAATAAGTTCAGTTGGGTTTGCTGGTTATAAGACATGGAATAACATGCAAGCAAAAATAGAAATTCTCAAAGACAATAATTCAAAATTAGAAGGTGCTGTTGAAACACAAATAGCGACTATTTCTAGTATGGAAAGTAATATAAAAAAAGTTAATGAAGAACTAAATAAACTTAATAGAGAACTAAGAAGAACACGAACTAGAAACAAAGTTTTATTGAAAAAGATTCAAAATCATGATATAGGTATGCTAGGCGAAGCAAAACCAGAATTAGTTGAACGTGTAATAAATAATGCAAGTGATAAAGCACTCAGATGTTTTGAAATTCAATCTGGTGCCGAATTGACAGTGAAAGAAAGGAATGCAAAAAATGGTAAAGCGTTCAATAGCGAATGTCCTTGGGTCTATGACGATCTTATTACTTCTGGGGGGTTGTCTAGGTCTGAATGATATTCCAGAACCAATACAGATAGCAACTAAACCTATAGAAAAACCTAAGTTAGTTTTACCTGTAGCAGATGAATTAGTTCAAAGAAAAGTAGAATGGATTCTAATTACTCCAGATAATCATGAAGAAGCATTCTCACAAATAAAAGATAGCGGCAGACCTCTAGTTTTCTTCGGTTTAACAGATGAAGGATATGAAAACATTGCTTTAAATCTTTCTGATATTAGGATGTATATCTCACAACAGCACTCTATCATTGGTGCATATAAAAAATATTACATCGAAGCAAATGATACTATGGATGGTATATCCACTCCCCAATAAAGACTCTACTTATTATACAGCGATAATATGATTCTGTCAATACACTAAAAAGTCTATATGTCGCATCATAATAGTATAAAAAAACCTTGGTAAAACACCAAATGTGGTGTTTACAACCAACTGAAAATACTATATAATGTACATAATAAGAATTAAAAGATAAAAGAAACGGAGATATGCGTATGCTATTTGAAGAACAAATTGCACGAAAACCAGACCTATACCCATGGACTAAACAGTTCATAGAAGCAATTTGGAAAGGTTTTTGGACACCAGAAGAATTTAATTTTAGATCAGACTATTCGCAGTTTAAAACGGATTTGACAGATCAAGAACAACAAATGGTTGTTCGCACCATGTCTGCTATCGGGCAGATCGAAATTGCTGTTAAAAGTTTTTGGGCAGATGTTGGTAAAAATCTACCACATCCTTCTATAAAAGACTTGGGTTATGCAATGGCAAACTCTGAAGTAATCCACAACATGGCATATGAGAAAATCCTTGATGTTCTTCATATGAACCACGTATTTGAAGAAAACATGAACGAGGAAGTTATTAAAGGTCGAGTGGATTATCTCCGCAAATATAATAACAAAGTTTATGAAGATGACAAAAAGCAGTATATCTATTCAATTATTTTGTTTACACTGTTTGTGGAAAATGTTAGTCTGTTTTCGCAATTCTATATTATTATGCATATGAATAGAAACAAGGCAGTAATGAAAGATTGTGCACAACAGGTACAATACACGCGCAACGAAGAAATGCTACATGCACAAGTAGGTATCAAGTTGATTCAAACTCTACGACATGAGTATCCAGAATATTTTGATGAAGAATTGCAAAATCGTATCGAACAAGAATGTGTAGATTCATTGAAAGCAGAAAGTAAAGTAATTGATTGGATCATGGGTGACTATGCAGTGAAAGGTTTAGATGCTAATATTCTTAAATCGTTTATTGCTTATCGTATGGCAGAATCTATTGATCAAATTGGTTTCAGCAGTAAGGAAATTAAATTTGATCAGAAACTAGTTGACGAAACATTCTGGTTTGAGGAAGAATTGTTGGGTGCTAACATGACTGATTTCTTCCAGAAGCGTCCAGTTGAGTATGCTAAAGGGCAAGGAATTACCGCAGATGATTTATTTTAGGAGTATATAATGGGTTTTGAATGGGCGAATGCAGATGCGAGAACTTTTCTAAGTAGAGGTTATATTGACGGTAATATGACCGTGGAAGAGAGGGTGAGGAATATTGCTCAAACAGCAGAAATTATTCTTGACAAAGAAGGTTTCGCTGACAAGTTTTATGACTATATGAGCAGGGGGTTTTACTCCCTCTCATCCCCTGTTTGGTCAAACTTTGGTACTAAAAAAGGACTCCCTATTTCATGTAATGGTGTCTACATTGAAGATGACATGGCGTCGATCTTGATGAAAAATGCGGAAGTAGGAATGCAGACAAAAATGGGTGCTGGTACATCTGGTTACTTTGGTGCCATTCGTTCCAGAGGCGAACCAATCAAATCTGGTGGCACTGCTGATGGTCCAGTTCACTTTATGAATTTGACTGAAACTCAAGTTGACGTTGTTGCACAAGGTTCAGTTAGAAGGGGTTCGTTTGCAGCATATATGCCTATTGATTCTCCTGATATCATGGAGTTTCTTGAATGTAGGGAAGAGGGTTCCTCAATTATGCACTTGTCACTTGGCGTGTGTATCAGTGATGAATGGATGCATTCCATGATTGACGGGGACTCTGATAAGAGAACTGTTTGGGCAAGAGTATTGCGTAAGCGCCGTGAGAGTGGATATCCCTATCTATTCTTTAGCGATACTGTAAACGAGAACAAACCACAAGTTCTAAAAGATCAGAATATCTCCATCTGGGCGTCTAACCTATGTAGTGAAATCTGTTTACCGTCAAGTGATGAGTGGTCTTTTGTTTGTAATCTAGCATCAATGAACTGTGCAACATTTGATGATTGGGAAAACACTGATGCGGTAGAAACGATGATTTGGTTTCTTGATGCTGTGATGGAAGAATATTGTGAGAAAACAAAAGATATTCAATTCATGCACTCTGCATATAATTTCGCAACTCATTGGAGAGCGTTAGGTCTTGGTCAACTTGGGTGGCATACGTATTTACAATCGAAAATGATCCCGTTTGAATCATTTGAAGCGCATATGTTGACCACTAAAATTAGCAAGTTTATTGATGATCGTTCACTAGAAGCGTCACAAGACTTGGCGGTTGAATATGGTGAACCAAAAGGTATGCTTGGTACAGGTCAAAGAAATCTTACGAGAACTGCTATTGCTCCTACCACATCATCCTCATTTATCTTGGGGCAAGTATCACCATCTATTGAACCACTAGCATCTAACTATTTCACGAAAGATTTGGCAAAAGGTAAGTTTACATATCGCAATCCACATCTGAAAGGTGTTTTGCATGATCATGGAAAGGATAATGACGAAACTTGGAAATCAATTCTTATTCGTGGAGGTTCAGTTCAACACTTAGACTTTCTGACTGATAAGGAAAAGGATGTATTTAAGACATTTAGTGAGATCACTCCACTATCAATTGTCCAGCAAGCAGGTGCTAGGCAGAAATATATTGATCAATCTCAATCGCTAAATATACTCATACATCCAGACGTTTCGGCAAAAGATGTAAATTCATTAATAATAGAGGGTTGGAAACTGGGAGTTAAAACATTTTACTATCAGCGTTCTGCAAACCCAGCACAAGAATTAGTACGTGATATTATGACTTGTGCATCATGCGAGGGTTAAACACATGGCAAGAAAAGAAACATTTTACATTGACTGCCCACTTTGTCAATATCAAACACAAGTGGAAGTTTTAAATGGTGATACCGATGCTGAACCAGAAAGTTGTCCCATGTGCGGGAGTCCTATAGACTTACACACAGAAGATGATGATGAAGAATAGTGTGGTCATTTGAAAATAAAGTTTTCGAACCAACCCCAGAGTATTTAGAACCTTGGGTTGGTTTCGTTTATGAAATTACAGATTTAGTAAACGATAAAAAATATATTGGTAAAAAACTATTTTGGTCTGTTAAAAAATTGCCGCCATTGAAAGGGAAAAAAAGAAAAAGAATTAAACGGGTTCAAAGTGATTGGATGAATTACTATGGATCAAATGAAAAGGTAAAACTCCTTGTAGAAAATGAAGGTTCGTCTAGGTTCAAAAGAGATATTATTAGGTTATGTAAATCTAAAGGCGTTATGAGTTATTTTGAAGCAAAAGAGCAATTCGATAAAGAAGTTCTTCTAAGTGATAAATATTACAATGAGTTCATAGGAATGAAAATACACTCAAAACATGTGAGAGGAAAAATATGATGAATAATATTTTAGAATTTCCGAAAACAGAATCTTTAAATGAAACTGATAAACAATTTTTAGAACTTGAAAATCAAGCAGAAATTATAAAAAAACAAAAAGAAGCAATTAAAATTCACTTAAATAAAGGTCCAAAAAATGTATGAATATAAATGTAAAATTCTAAGAGTCGTTGATGGCGACACAGTAGACATTGATATTGATCTGGGATTTGGTATCTGGGTTCATAAAGAAAGAGTGCGAATGATGGGGATTGATACACCAGAATCTCGCACTAGAGACTTGGTTGAAAAACAGTTCGGTTTGGCAAGTAAAGTACGATTGAAAGAACTATTGCCTGTTGGATCAATTCAAATTCTTAAAACAGAAATAGATAAATCTGGTGAAGATAAAAAAGGTAAATTCGGCAGAGTACTTGGTGACTTTTTGATTGAAAGAAAAGTTGGCGGGTCGCATGAGCAAAATGTTAGAGTTACAGGCATCCTAGTTGAAGAAGGTTATGCTGTTAAGTATTTCGGTCAAAACAAAGCAGATGTTGAAACTGCTCATTTAGCAAATCGGCAAAAACTATTGTACGAAGGTAAGGTTGTAATTGAGGATTGACAGATAGCATAAAGTATGTTATACTGATTTTAAATTAAACGGAGAATATTATGATTTTGATTGATTACAGTGGCGTTGCCATTTCTAACATTATGGCACAAAAAATGGTTTTGGATGAGAATATTATTCGCCACATGATCTTGAATTCGATTAGAATGTACAGATGTAAATATAAGAAGCAATTTGGTGAGATTGTCGTTGTTGCTGATGGGGGTGGTAACTGGCGCAAGGATATTTTTCCCCAATATAAATTGGGACGTAAAAAGTCGCGTGACGAATCCCCGATTGATTGGGAAGAGGCATTCAGAATTATTAATATGATTTTTATGGAAATAACCGAAAACTTTCCATACAAAACTATGCGTGTTTGGGGTTGCGAAGCAGATGACGTTATTGCTAAGATTGCCTTAGAAACTCAAGAGTTTGGAAAGCATGAAGATGTGATGATTATTTCATCAGATAAAGATTTTGTTCAATTGCAGAAACATTCGAACATCAAACAATATTCTCCAGTTACTAAAAAACATTTGGAAACTAAAAATGCCAAGATAACTTTAATGGAGCATATTTTTAGGGGATGTAAGAGTGATAAGGTTCCAAATATCTTATCACCAGACAATGCATTTCCAGATGGAATTCGTCAGACACCAATGACACAAAAAAAGATTGATGGTTGGATGAAAGTGGATGATTTAAAATCTGTGATGAATGAGGAAACGTACAGAAACTATTGTAGGAATAAAAAACTTATAGATTTAACTGAAACACCTCAAAAAATCCAAGAAGAAATTATAAATACATACGAAGCACAAGACCCTTGCTCTAACAAGGGTAAAGTGTTTCCATATTTGGTATCTAAAAGATGCAGATTATTACTTGAATGTGTACAGGAGTTTATATAAAATGGTGAAGTTAGTTCATGAAGTTATTAGTGAAGCAAGGCAAGCAAAATCAAATCCAGAAAAAGTTAAGATTTTGCATAGAAATAATACTGCTGCCTTGCGAGATATTCTAAGAGGTACGTATGATAAATTGGTTGTATGGAACGTACCCAAAGGGGAACCGCCACATCAACCAAGTGACGGTTACAATGATGCTTCAAACCTACTTAGACAAAATAGACAATTCAAATATTTTGTATCTGGTCTCGAAGGCGATAAGTTACCTAAAGCGAAAAGAGAGATGTTATTCATTAAACTTTTAGAATCTATACATCCATCCGATGCCAAACTGGTTATTCAAATGACAAACAAAAAAGCAATAACAGGAGTACCAAAATCAGTCGTTCAAGAAGCATTTCCGAAATTATTAGTTAAACCCTAATTATGATTTCCACACTAATTTAAATATCTGTAATGCTGGTCGCTCTTTTAGAGTGTCCAGTTATTTTACTTTAAGGAGAACCTCATGTCCAATCAGCAACTTCAAAGACTACAACAAGACAGCGCACAACTTCAAATGTTCGTTAATAAATTAAAGTCTGAAGGTAAACTTGATCTTGTAAAGAAAATTAAAGCAAAAAAACAATATTTGGACAATTATATTACTACAAAGGGAGTCAAGGTGGCGTAACCGCTTGACAAAATATTTTTTTATGGTATAATAACTCTTATAGATATAGTGAAAGTCTTTGGAGGGAATATGCCAAATTATACCATAAAAAATATAACGACAAAAGAGCAATACCAAGTGGACTGTAGTTATTCAGAATTGCAAGAAATGTTAAAAAATTCTGAATTAGTCCAAGGTCTATCGTCACCACTTTTAGTTGGTGGTGTAAAAGACATGTTTGGGAAAACTCCTGACGGATTTAAAGATTTAATGAAGCGAACCAAAAAAGGTTCTGGAATTGGTAATACTATAAAAACATGAAAAAAAATAATTCACTCACCGTCAATATAGATGAACTTGAAGAAATAGAACCAATCACTCACAATCAACGTCTTGCGTTTGATTATTGGGATGAGGAATTAAACTTAATATTATCAGGAAGTGCTGGTACTGGGAAAACATTCATAGCATTATATCTTGCGTTAGAGGCAATGCTAAACGATCCAGATATCTATCGCAAAATTATCGTTCTTCGTTCAGCAGTAACGACTCGCGATCAAGGGTTTTTGCCAGGAACTAAAGAGGAAAAGGAATCCTCATATGAAGCACCATATCGTCTAGTGTGTTCCGAATTGTTTGGGTTTGAAGGTGCCTACAATAAAATGAAAACTGCAAATAAAATACAATTCGAGACAACATCTTTCCTAAGAGGTTGTACATTCGATCAAGCAATTGTTGTTATTGATGAGATGCAGAACCTAAACTTTCATGAATTAGATTCTGTTATTACTCGCATTGGTAAAGATTGTCGCGTTATTTTTTGTGGCGACCATAAGCAGACCGATTTCAAATTTAAAGATGAGAGTGATGGCATTATTAAATTTGTGAATATTATTGAACAAATGAGCACTTTTCGTATTGTCAATTTTGGATGGGAAGATATTGTTAGGTCTGATTTAGTTCGTGACTATATAATGACAAAGGAAATGTTAAACCTTTAAGGAGAATAATATGATTAAGAAATGGATTGCAAGTAAAATCGGAGAAAAAACTTCTTGGAATGGTGCTGTATTGATTGTTCTTGGTGTTATCGTTCTCATTGCGGGTCCACTTGCTAAACTAGCAGCATATGGGGCAATTTTTTATGGGGCATATTGTATCTGGGAAAAAGAAGATGATTGAAATTTACGGAAAACCTAAATGTGGATATTGTGATAAATCAGTAGACTTAGCGCAAAAATATAATTTGAGGTATGAATATAAAGATGCAACAGATTTGGACATTTATACAGAACTACTAGAAAAGATAGGATCAGTTCCTACAGTTCCACAAATATTTTGGAATGGTAATCACGTTGGTGGGTATGAAAATTTTGTTGTGGAAGTAGAAAACACAAGGGAGTACGGACAAGATGGATTTTGAATTTACAGAAGCACAAGTTAAAGAAATACTTCGCAATGATAATTCTGGGGAGTGGTATAATGCTATGCAAAACTGCTTTCCAAAATATGAGATCACAACACCAAATCGTGTAGCGGGATTTCTAGCACAGACTGCACATGAAAGCGCAAATTACAAAACTATTACTGAAAATCTGAATTATTCATCTAAAGCACTTGATGCTATCTTCGGTAAATATTTCAAACGCGCTGGAGTAGATGCTGAAGGATATCATCGTCAACCAGAAAAGATTGCAAATCGCATTTATGCTGGTCGAATGGACAATGGAGATACTGCATCTGGTGATGGTTGGAGATTTCGTGGTGGTGGCATTCTGCAACTCACAGGACGTTACAACTACACTGAGTTTGGTAAGACTATAGATATGACTGCTGAAGAAGCAACCGACTTTGTTAGAACACGACCGGGCGCAATCGAAAGTGCGTGTTGGTTTTGGAAAACAAATAATATTAATAAGTATTGTGATAACGACGATATTGTAAGAATGACGAAACGTATTAATGGTGGTACTATTGGTCTCGCAGATCGTAAGAAGCATTATGCACATGCGTTAGAAGTTCTTGGTGGACACTGGGAACCAGATGATGATAATGATGATGTAACCTACAGTTTGATTAGACAGGGGTCAAAGGGTGATACTGTTAAAAAATTACAAGAGGCATTAGGAATCAACGCCGATGGGCATTTTGGTTCTGGTACGGAAGATGCGCTACGCGCATGGCAGAAAGAAAACGATTGCACTCCCGATGGGGTTGCTGGACCACAAACCTTAAATAAAATATTTTCATAGGAGCAAGATGAAATAAAATGGCAAAATTCGGTAGATATGATCCACGAAACAAAAAACGTGACCGAAACAAAAATCAATCTCAAAACAAAGATACTAGAATCCGTGAGGTTGAAGAAAGAGCAAGATTTAATCTAAGTGGAGATAATATAAATTATGTTCTTTTTGATGGTATTGATGAACTTGAAGATGAGGATAATGATACGATTTTATAATATTATAAACTAACTGTATAAAATTAATGAAAAGGTATATTATGAATAAAATTATTCTTACGGACTGCGATGGAGTCCTTATGGATTGGGAACGATCATTTAGCGAATGGATGATTGATAATGGTTATGTTGTAGATAGTGCATATGAACACTCCTACGACATGGCAAAAAAATACAGCATAGGAGATGTTAAGAAACGTAGACTAGTGAGACAGTTTAACGAATCTTCTAGGATTGGTTATTTGCCACCATTACGAGATGCTATTAAATATGTTAAGAAACTCC